TTTCAGCAATAGCCAGGGCTTCTTTAACTGCTACAGATGCATACAGTGCTGTGAAAGTAGCCATTTTATTTAACAAAGTCTCATTATCCATGTTAGATACATCTGTAGGGAATTGCTTCTCTTCTTCAGGAATATTGATAATTTCATTATCTGATGGAAACATAAAACCCTCTTTTTTAATAAGAGCTAAATTATGAGCATTTAATTTATCTAGGTCTATATTAAATTCTCTAACCAATTTCTTCTCCTATAAGCTCGGTAAAATCTACCTTTCCGTTAGTAAGCTCTTTTATTGTAACATGTGTTTCACAAAATCTCCTTATGAAATCCATTATACTGGAATTTCTTGTATCATTGGCAATCAGGTTCCAATAATCTCTACATAGTTCTCGTGGATGTTTTACTATGTAATCTCCTAATTCTTTATAGTAAGCATTTGTCATTTTAATAAATGTAACACCTTCCAGCTTTTGTTCTACAGCAAAGCCTTCTTCTAATAAAGATTGCCGAATACCCTCTGGAATTTCTTCTGGATATAATAAATCACCAGGAAACGCGGCTGTAAAATGTTTTAGTCTTTCCATGTGCAGGAGCCTCTATAGATACATTTTTTACATAAGTTTTTATTAACACTATCTACTCCTTTTAGCGAAGAAATATCATCTTCTAAGTAAGCTTTTTTTATGGCTTGCATCTCACTAAGTAAGAATTTTATGGAGTTGTAATTTTTTTTCACTAAGAAAGCCCTTTTATCCGATGAATTCTTAGCTACATATTCTATCACAGCCTGATATAAAGGTCCAATAATCCTAGCACCCTCGTATACAGGGCCATCCAATTTTTTTGTAGAAAGTTTTCCTGTTTCATCTACAGTATATTCTTCTCCTAAATTAGCTGCTTTTACTATCTCACCCCAGCTATAAAGATAAAGTTGAGCTTGTATCATGTGCTCATCCAATGGTTTATCATTCAAAACTTCATAACCATATTTAGCATTTGGTCTATCCACATTTTTAATAGATTTTATCTCTAATAAAGTTCTTGCACCTTTTTTATTGATTATACCATCAGCATGGCCGCGAATCAAGTCTGTTAATATAGGTACTTCCTTATATTTAAGATAATCCCAAGACTTAAAAAATTGTAAGCAATTAGGGCATTGCTTATTTGGTGAAGTGGCCCAAAACTCACGGCCACAAGCCATACATTGATAAACCCCCTCTAAAATACCCATCTTATATAAGACATGCTGCAACTCATTATGTATAGCTGTACCAACTGTCATAGCAGTAAGATTTTTTTCAGACCATTCTTCAGGTACAGAATCTTGATTTTTAAGAAAGAAATACCACCATAATTGGCAATCTATTCCCTTAGATACCAAGGAAGGATGAAACGCTGGGATAAAATATCCTCTATCCCTATTTTGTTCAGACAACAGAAACTTGTCAATATCTTCATTTAATGAAACATCCTCTTTTAAATACTGACGATTGGCCTTAACTAATTCTTTAAGATTCTTAGCTATTACTATTCTCCTTTAGTCGTTGATTTATAATATTATAGTACTTAGGTTCTTTCTCTATCAAGATATAGCTTCTATTAGTATTTTGACAAGCTACTCCTGTACTACCACTACCTGCGCAATTATCTAACACCAGCTCATTTTCATTAGTATAAGTTTTTATTAGATACTCACATAAAGCCACAGGCTTTTGTGTAGGATGCAACTTATTTTTATCACCAGCAAAATCTAATACTGACAAAGGATATCTAGTACCATCGCTTACTGTAGCGATAGACTTTTGTTTTCCATAATTAGCAGATGTTCCACCACATTTAACCTTATAAGGTTTGCCCTCTGAAAATTGAGGGTTATATGTGGGCTGTTTTTTATAAAACACTAATAAAGATTCATGATTTCGTAATGGTTGTTTTTTAGCATTTAAAAATCCGGTGGGAAGTTGTTTACGCCAAATTAATTCATATTTAAACATGGGAAGGTTGCTTGTTACTAACAAGCTAGTAAAAGGCTGCATTCCAAATAATAAAATTGCACCATTATCCTTAATTATTCTTTTATACTCCTTCCACAATAAGTCGAGTGGAATAGGCACATCCCATTTATTACGAGCCGTTACACCATAAGGTAAATCACATAGAATCATATCTATTGATTTATCTTCTATTGATGGCATCAGTTCCAAGCAATCCCCTATATATACTTTATTTATCTCTAGCATTTTCCTTACTCAAATACTCATCTAATGCCAATAGTTCCTCATAACGAATAACAGCTACTTTTAATTCTGGTCTATCAGTAAATTCTATAACCATTGCCGGTAGTTTATTCAACTTAAATGCTTCTTTTATTATATCGGAAAAATAGGCTTTTTTCAAAATATAACTTTTGGCATCTGTGTATTTATGCTCTATAACAAAATTATCTGACTGCACATCCTGCCTCCATGATGGGTAAGCTCCGCTGTTTATTGTAGCCCTGCCGCCAGAAAAATCCTTAGCTGTTAGCTTTTCTAATCTTGCTGATTTTTTATTTGCCATAACGTATACACATATACATAAACAAACATTGCAAATGTAATTACTATAAGACCAGCGCCCCATAACCAAATTGGAGATGCTATCCACAACCAACCCCAACTTAATTCTCCGCCTAGTTTTAGAGCCAAAAATGTAAGAAATTCTACAAAAGTAAACATCCCTATAATGTTGTAGTAAATACTTACGTTTTGAATTATCTTACTAAGTTTTTCAATATTTTTCATATTTACTCCTTATAGATGGAACGCAAAATAATGTCCTCTAATTTAATATATCCCTCTGGATTATCTACTACCCACTCAGACATAGCCTTTTCTCCATGTAATTTATCTCCACCTATTGCTTCAGGCAATTTATACCAGCCACCACTTCGTTCTATTATACCTAATAGAACTCCTTGTGTCAATATTTCCCCTACTTTATATATTTCTCCGGCTTTACCTTTAGGATTATCTCGTGTAGAGAACCAAAAAGCTCCAGTTTTATGTGGGGGATACGTTTTATTTTTTACTACCGTAAATCTAGTTTCCTGCATAAGAAGAGTACCATCTACAGGGTCAGTGACCAGTTCTCCTCTTCTTGTTTTTACTCTTATCATAGAACCAAATTTTAATTGTTCCCCGCCTGGGGTAACATCAGGGTCTCCATACGATACCCCTATATTCTTATAAGTCTGGTTTACTACTAAAATAGTAGTTTGACCTAAATCTATATCTTCTTCTGTTAGGTTAGTTTTAGTTTTACTTTTACGTACAAACTTATTTCCTATTCTGGCTCGCAAGCCCACTGTAAACTCTGTGATATCACCATCATACTCAGCTTTAGGGCAAGCTGCTGCCCAAGAATCAATAACTATTAGAGCACAATCTTGGCTATGAATTAAATCTAGGGCAATCTGTAAACCATCTTCCATGTATTCTGGTGAGCTAATGAGAAGTTTATTAACATCTACTCCTATTTTAGTAGCCCACTCTGCATCAAAAGCACCCTCAAAATCTATAAGGGCAATATTAGCATTTGGATATGTTCGTTGAGTTTGGGCCATAGTAAGCTGTGCTATATATGATTTAGCACTAGAAAAAGCTCCAAAAATCTCATTTAACTTACCAAAAGCCCAACCACCACCCAAAGCTACATCCAATGCTATAGACCCTGTGCGTAATCTTTTTATTTTTAATCCTCTAGCATCTGTACCACGCACCAATGCGCCTTGCCCATACTTTTTATTTATATCATCTATTAATTTATTGAGAGCCACATCTTTTTCACTTTCAGTTAGAATAACCATAAGAAAATTCTATAATAGATAGCCGCAAATAGTAACCAAATTATGCCATAAAAGGCTACTACTGTCAAACCATTACAAATCTCTTGGAATCTTTTTACGACGCTTTTTTGTTTTATCTGTGGTGGTGTCAAAGTCATGTTGTCTCCTTTTACCAAATGTTATATTTGTATCTATTACATATCCACAATTCTCACATATCAGTACTTCTGTGTCTAAATACATACCGCATTCAGGGCACTTTATTAAATCATATTTAATGTTCAACTTTGCTCCACGGAATATTTAGTGTCTCACAAATTTCTATATGCCTATCTAATAGGCTTTTTGATTCCAAGTTATGATAATCAATATTAAAGTAATCTAAGTAAAATCTTATGTACGTATCTACCTCCTTTAGATATTCCTTATCAGTTGACCTTACACCGTCATCCTCTAGCGGAAGCACGGGCGGAAAATAAAAATAATTATCTTCCTGACTTATTCCAGGAAAAATATAAGTATTCATTATATGATAGGCATCCAATAATTCTGGAGGATACTTTAACGCCTGAGCATAAGCACATTTATCAATAAAAGAACGCTCAGAGATAAAAGGGCTTGGTGTAGTCGCTAATGCCAGCATAAAATCCCCCAGTATAATAGCCTCATCCATTGGGCTAGCCTCTTGATTTAACCTTATTACCCCTTGTTCAAATAACTCGCGCCGATGAAATTTTACCACATGAAACTCAGGATGATTTTGTATAAAAAAATCTAACTGGGCCGTCTTCCCTGAACCTTGTCCGCCGGTAAAATAAATCTTCATTTTCCTTCGCTCCATCTATCTACTATTTTCGGCTCTACAACAAGAGGAACTAACAACTCTTTATCAAATGGGTGCTCCATGTAATGCTTTACTATTTTAGCAGCTTCCTCAGCTTGTTCTTCTTTTACCTCAACAACTAACTCATCATGAACTTGATTCACAATGTGGGCATCTAAGTGTTTCTTCTTAAAAGCTTTATTGATTTTTACCATTGCTACTTTAAGAATATCACTTGCGCCACCCTGTGCTAAGAAGTTTACTGCTTGATTTTCAGCATGTCTTCTTTTAGCATCATCCAGAGAGTTTATTTCTGGTATTCTACGTCTTCTTCCTAGAAGACTTTTTAAATAACCTTGTTTGCGCATCTTTTTTATCACTAAATCTTTCCATACTTTTACGCCAGAAAAGGTCTCGTAGTATTGATTTATTAAACGCGCAGCCTCTTGTTTTGAAATGCCAAGCTTCTCAGCTAAAGCTGATGGACCTAAACCATATAATACAGCAAAATTTAAGCTTTTTACTTGAGTTCTTTCTCTAGAAGAAATATCTTTTTTATTGAGCATCATTCTCGCTACCTGTGTGTGAATGTCCTCACCAGATTTTATAGCAGCTACCAACAAAGCATCTCCTGACAAATGCGCAGTTAATCTAACTTCAAGTTGAGATTCATCAGCAACAATTAGTTTATAACCAGGAGCGGCGCAAAATGCTTCTCTTATCCACCATTTTCCAGATGTTTCATCATAAATAGGCTCCGACGAGCAATTTTGTAAATTCGGCGCAGAAGAGGAATTATGTACGCATACACCGCCAGCTATAAAATTAGACACATTAGCAACTTCTAAATCATATACTTCTATTTCTTCATCTAACTCTTTAATGCCTAAAAGTGTTAACGCAGTGCAAAAACCCTGTAATTTATCCTCTGGCGTTAAATCTCTAGCATCTTTATACGTATGATTAGCTAGCATTATAGGATGGTTTTCCGTTACATCTACATAGCCAATTTCATTCTTATTATCTTGCCAGAACAACCTAATAACTTTTTTCTTACCTGTACAACCAGCCCACAAAACTCTATTCATTGTAAGCTT